TATGGTAGCAGCCAAGAAGATGGAAAAGAAGATACACGATCAGTTGAACGAGTCTGGTGCATCTAAATACTTACGAAGCATGGCATTCGAGATGGCGTTGCTAGGTACAGGTGTAATGAAAGGACCATTCGCTGTAGATAAAGAGTATCCTAACTGGAATGATGAAGGTGAGTATGATCCTCTTATTAAGACTGTGCCATCTACTAATCATGTAAGTGTATGGAACTTCTACCCTGACCCTGTAGCTTCTTCTATGGATGATGCTGAGTATGTAATTGAAAGGCACAAGATGTCTCGTAATCAGTTACGTGCATTGAAAGGTAGACCCTACTTTATTGATGAAGCTATTGAGGATGCTATAGACTTAGGACCAGACTATGTGCGTAAGCACTGGGAAATGAAGATGGAGGATGATGATACTGCTCCTTCAGATACTGAGCGTTGGCAAGTCCTAGAGTTCTGGGGCTACGTAGATACAGACATCCTACAAGAGAACGGCATTAAGATACCTGCTGATATGAAGGACTTAGATGAAGTAAGTGCTAACATATGGGTAGTAAACGGTAAAGTAGTTCGTTGTGTGCTTAACCCATTCAAACCTGCACGTATTCCTTACTATGCTGTACCTTATGAACATAACCCATACAGCTTCTTTGGTGTAGGTATAGCGGAAAATATGGATGATACACAAACATTGATGAACGGTTTCATGCGAATGGCTGTTGACAATGCTGTATTATCTGGTAATCTACTTATTGAGATAGACGAAACTAACCTAGTACCAGGTCAGGACATGAGCGTATATCCTGGCAAGGTCTTTCGCAGACAAGGCGGTGCACCTGGTCAAGCTATCTTTGGCACTAAGTTTCCAAACGTTGCAGGTGAGAACATGCAGCTATTTGATAAGGCAAGGGTATTAGCAGATGAATCAACTGGTTTCCCATCTTTCGCTCATGGTCAAACAGGCGTTTCGGGTGTGGGCCGTACTGCTTCTGGTATTAGTATGCTTATGTCTGCTGCCAACGGTAGTATCAGGACTGTTGTAAAGAACGTAGACGATTATCTTCTAGCACCTATAGGTAGAGCATTCTTTGCATTCAACATGCAGTTTGACTTTGATGAAGGTATACGTGGTGACTTAGAAGTAAAAGCTAATGGTACGGAAAGCCTCATGGCTAACGAAGTACGTAGCCAACGCTTGATGCAATTCTTACAGGTAGCTTCTAACCCAATGTTAGCACCTTTTGCTAAGATGGATTACATTGTACGAGAGATTGCTAAGAGCATGGACTTAGACCCTGATAAAGTTACAAACTCTATGGCAGACGCAGCAATACAAGCTGAGATAATGAAAGCTTTCCAACAACCTATGCCAACCCCTGAACAACAACAAGCTCCTCCTGAAGAAGGTGCACCACCTGCAGGTGCAGACGTACAAGACCCTACAGGCGCAGGAGGTGGAAACATAGGTACAGGAACAGCCCCAGTTCCAGGTGAACAAGGATTTAGTGGTAATGTCGCTTAAGGCTTTTGTAAACAATAAAGCAGAGTGGGATGCATTCTGTGAAGAACTAGATGTATGGATTGCTGAACAACAAAGACGATTAGAGCAAGGTGAGATGACTATAGACTTGCATCGTTGTCAAGGTGCGATAGGTATTCTTAGAAGACTAAAATATTTGAGGGATAAAGTTAATGGCAACAAATGAAGACAAACAGATGGTACTGGCATTCATGGCTGATGAAGTTGATGTAGACCCAGTATCAGGCAATGAAGTACCCCCAGGATCACTACCTGAAGAAGTACGAGATGACATTCCTGCACGTTTATCTGAAGGTGAATATGTAGTACCTGCTGATGTTCTTCGTTTTTATGGCATGAAGTTTTTTGAAGACCTAAGAGAGAATGCTAAGATAGAACTATCTCGTATGGACAGAGAAGGTAGAATCGGTGGTGAGCCAATACCTAACGAAGAGCTTAGTGATGAAGAGAAAGCAGAGCTAGACTCAATAGGTGCTGCAGTAGGGGGCTTCATTACAGGACAACCTACACAAGCTACAATGCCAGATCCGTACCAACAACAACAGATGATGTACAGACAAGGCGCACCTGTTGCTATGGGTAACGCAGGTTATGCTCCAGGTGGTACAGTAAAAGGGTTTAATGAAAGTTCAGTTGTTACTGCTGATGATGATATAGATACAACACAACCTACATACACAGATGAACAACTACGTAACGCTTTTGCTCCAGGCTTTAGCTTTCTTGATACACCTGTAGACTCTGCAGCAACTAGCAGTGTAATACTTTATGGCCCTGGTGGTGAAGTGGTAACTTTATTCTTACCTGCACAGCAAGACTTGTATGATGAATACATAGAAAAGGGCTACTCAACAGAGCAAGTAAAAGTAACTACAGAAACTGATGTAGGTCAACCTCAAGGTGGTGGTGGCTCAGGTCCAATACAACAAGAGCAACCTGAAAAGATACCTCTTGAAGATATGAGTATAGATCAGCTTACAGCTACAATAAAAGGTTTAGGAGCTATGACAGGTATAGCATCTGCTATAGCTTCTAGTGCAGGGCTACCTATTACAGCATTAATAAACACAGCTACTGTTGCTCAGTATAATGATGCTATAGATTTACTGGAAGGTAAAAGCGGAAAAAAAGATCACGGCTTTGAAAGAAAAGGTAGTATCTTCGGTGGTGAAGCAAGTTTGTTTGAGAATTTAATAGATTCAGGTGGTAAACTTGATGCTAATGGTAACCCTATATCAGACGGTAAACAAGGTTTTGGGGATACGTGGTTAGGTGATTTGCTAGGATTTGATGGTAAAGCAGGTGTACAGGGTAAAGGATTAAAAGATTCTTTTCAAGGTAAACGTAGACAAAAAGATGACAAGGATAAAGGTGGAAGCTCTGGATCAAGTAACAATAAATCTGTAGTTAAACCTAAAGGTGATATTAATGTAGCTAAAGAACAAGAAAAATCTGTGAATGAGGGAGGTCCAGGGTTTAGAAATAAAGGTGGTTTGATGACCAAAGATAAAAAGAAAAAAAACAAAAAGTAATTCCATATAACTATAAGGCTACCCAGTTTAATTACTGGCCCCAACATAAGGAGAAAACAAAATGGCTGAAGTAGAACAAGTAGAGGTGCATTCCGCATCTCATATGCGTAACCAAGCAAGAATAAATAAAGATGAAGCAGAGTTACGTGATCTGTTAAAAGACGCAGGGTATACACAGGAAGATGAAACCCAAGAAGAAACTACTGAAGCTAAACCCGATAGCAAAGAACCTGAAGCTAAACCAGTTCAGGCAGAAGGTGATTCCAAACAAAAAGAAGAACCAAAAGCAGAAGCACAAGAAGCAGATGATGACGATGATGACCTAAGTGCTGAAGAAAAGACTTTCAAGCAACGCTACGGTGACATCAGGCGGCACATGAAAGATAAAGAACAAGAGTGGAAACTCAGGTTCGAGAAGCTAGAGTCACAGCTAGAGTCTGCAACTAAGAATGAGCTTGTACTACCTAAGTCAGAGAAAGAGATAGAAGCTTGGTCTAAGAAGTACCCTGATGTAGCAGGTATAGTAGAAGCTATAGCTGACAAGAAAGCACAAGAGCGTTCATCAGATATAGACAAGCGACTAAAAGAAGTTGAAGAGTTAAGAGTTACAGCTAAACGTGAAAAAGCTGAAGCTGAACTAGCTGTGATGCATCCTGACTTCAACACTATTCGTGCTGATGATACATTCCATGAGTGGGCTAAGGAACAGCCTAAGTGGGTACAAGATGCTTTGTATGAGAATGTAGATGATGCTAAGTCTGTATCTCGTGTAATAGATTTGTACAAAGCAGACAAAGGTATAACAACTAAGAAGAAGCCTACTGAAGATAAAGGTGCAGCTTCTTCTGTAACAACAAAACGTACTACCATACCTAGCGACAATGAAGAGTCCAAGTATATTAGAGAATCTCAAGTTGCTAATATGTCTATCAAGGAATACGAAAAGCGTCAGGACGAAATAATGGATGCCCAACGCTCAGGAAAGTTTATTTATGATATGTCAAGAAAATAGTTGACAAAACAGATTTCATAAGTAAAACTATGGCATATACACCATAACTGTGTGTATGCTTTAACAAGCACTAGCCACAAAAAGACTTACCTCAAAGTATAGGCCCAGATCAGACTAGTAGGCCAATTAGTCTGTAAACTGACTACCCTAACACCAAGAGCCTCTTTATAGTGGGTATGTAGTGTAAATTTTCACGCCATATCTATAAAGGAGATTTAACTATGGCTATAGCAGTTGCCTCTGGCAAAAGCGGATTTGACGGCAATTTCAGCCCGATTATCTATTCCAAACAAGCACAGATTGCTCTAAGAAAAGCATCTGTTGCAAACGCAATCACTAACAACTCCTACTTCGGAGACATTGCAAACCAAGGTGATGTAGTTCGTATCCAGAAAGAGCCTGACGTAACAGTCAACGCTTTGGAGCGTAAAACTGCAATCTCCGTAGAAGACTTAGATGACTCTGAGTTTTCACTAACCATTGACAAAGCTAACTACTTTGCTTTCAAAATGGATGACATCGAAGATCAATTCTCATCAGTTGATTTCGTTAGCCTAGCTGCAGACAGAGCAGCATACAAAATGGCTGACGCAATGGATGCAGACTTACTTCAGTATATGTCAGGTCACTCTGCTGCAGGTGCAATCACTACTACCGTTTCAGGTACAGCACAGCACCCAACATCAAGTGAAATAAACGGTGAATTTTTGAAAGTAAACCGTTTAGATATGTCTGACATTGGACACATCACAACATCAGCTTCTTCAAGTACAACTGGTGACTCCATTCCTCTAGCTGCACGTCTTCCAGGTGCAACAGCGTTGTCAACATCTGTGACATCTCCGTTGACTGTGATTGCACGTATGGCTCGTCAGATGGATACAGCAAATGTTGACTCACGAGGTAGATGGTTAGTTGTGGACCCTGTGTTCATGGAAATCTTAAAAGACGAAGACTCACGTCTATTAAATGCTGACTACGGTGGAGCAGGTCTACAAAACGGACTAGCTGTAAACAACTTACACGGCTTCCGACTTTATGTATCTAACAACTTACCTGCTAAAGGTACAGGTGCAGGTACATCAGGTTCAACTGCCCAAGACGATCATTATGGTGTTATCTTGGCAGGTCAGGAAGATGCGGTTGCTTCTGCAGAGCAGATCAACAAAGTTGAAAACTACCGTGATCCAGACTCATTTGCAGACATTGTACGTGGTATGCACCTATACGGTCGCAAAATCTTGCGTCCACAAGCATTAGTTGCAGCTATCTACAACGCTGCTTAATACTAAATATACTGTTGGGCGAGCTATGTCAAGCTTGCCCTTCAGCTTATATAACAGTAGGATAACTCTATGGCTACTTATGTCACACTAGTAAATGAATTGCTAAGACGTATGAACGAGGTCACACTTGATACTGCAGGTGATGGCTTTGATTCTGTAAGAAACGTGCAAGCTTTAGCTAAAGACGCAGTAAATAGTAGCATTAGACTTATTCTACAGGATGGTCAGGAGTGGCCCTTCCTCAAAACAACTTTTACACAGGCTCTTACTGTAGGTACAAGACAGTATGATTTTCCTGCAGACTATTCTAGCACAGACTGGGATACATTCTACCTTAAGAAACTAAGCTCTGAGAACAACAGTCCTATGCCATTAACTGTAATATCTTATGAGCAGTACATACAGAATGTACGTCCATCAGATGATACAGGTGATCAAGTAAATGGTGATGGACCTCCTGTACTTGTATATCAAACTCTAGGTACAGCTTTTGGTGTTAGCCCTATACCTAATGCAGCATATGAAATAGAGTATGTGTATTGGAAATTCCCGACAGACTTAACTGCGTTTAACGATGTAGCAATTATACCAGATAGATTTAAACATGTAGTTATAGATGGTGCTATGATGTTTATGATGCGATTCCGTAGCAATGAACAGAGTGCTGCTATGCATCAGAATAACTTTGAAGATGGCATCAAGACAATGCGTAGAGTTTTAATTGATGATACTTTATTTGTACGCTCTACTGTTGTAGGTGATTCAAGGACAAGTTCATTTACTAGTGGTGTATAATGGCTGATAATCTAGCTTCCTTCAAAGTCTTCTGCCAAGGAGGTCTTAACACTAGTAGGGATGTGCTTTCTCAGGGTGAGACACAGCCAGGATCAGCTATATCACTACTTAACTACGAACCTGCTGTTACTGGTGGTTACAGAAAGATAAGTGGCTTTGCTAATAATTATGGCACAGTTACAGGTACAGGAAGTGTATTAGGTGTAGCTGTAGCTGACGGTATAAACGATGGCATACTAGCTTGTAGAAAACCTTCATCAGGTAACAACTACTTACATAAATGGAATAACTCTAGTTCAGCTTGGGATGCTGTAACGACTGCAGGTTCTCCTACAATGGTAGGGGTAACTAAAGTAAGATTCTCAAGGTTTAACTTTGCTACTCCAAAGGTTGTACTGACAGATGGAATAAACCCTGCAGCTACATACGATGGCACAACCTATACACAAATAACAGATACTCACGCACCTACTGATCCAAAGTACTCTGCTGTATTTCAAAACCATTTATTTTTAGCAGGTGATCCTGCACACCCAACCAAGTTATTCTTTAGTGCTCCTTTAAATGAAACAGATTTCCATTCGGGTAATGGAGCAGGAGTTATAAATGTAGGATTCCCTGTAGTTGCAATTAAGTCTTTTAGGAATGAGTTATTTATATTTGGCTCTACTAATATCAAAAAGCTAGGGGGTACTGCATTAGCTAATTTTGTACTACAGACTGTTACTGATGACTTAGGATGCCTAGCTACAGACAGTGTTATAGAAATTGGTGGTGACTTACTATTCCTCTCTCAAGATGGTCTACGCCCTATCTCAGGTACAGCAAAGATTGGTGACGTTAATTTAGAAACAGTATCAAAAGACATTCAATCTATCTTTACAGATATTGTATTTGATATTGACCTTGATGGTCTTAATGCTGTAGTACTTAGACAAAAGACACAATTCAGGTACTTCTTTGCGGCTTCAGACTCTCAAGGTATTATAGGTGGTTTTAGGCAGACACCCAACGGATTACAATTTGAGTATAGCCAAATGCTAGGTATCACAGCTACTTGTGCGTCTAGTGGTTACATAGGTCAGAATGAAATTGTTTTACACGGTACTTCAGAAGGTAAGGTACAACAACAAGAAGTAGGTAATAGCTTTGATGGTAACCCCATACTAAGTGTGTTTCAGACACCTTTCTTTCATATGCAAGACCCAGAGCAACGAAAGGTATTTTACACTGTAGCTACATACCTACGCTCTGAAGGTGATAACTCTATCGTTATGTCGGCTGTGTATGACTATGCAGATGTAGAGACACTAAACCCAACTAACTTTAATTTATCTACTGCAGGTGCTGCAGCTTTCTATAACGAAGCAACATATAATAGTACTGCAATATTTGATGGTAATCCATCACCAGTACAAAGAACTAATATATCAGGATCAGGTAAATCAGCATCTTTAAAATACGTAACTAATGACACAAGTGCATCACACAGTATCCAAGGTCTAGTGATTACATTTGGAGTAGGAGACAGGTTGTAACATGGCAGGTTATTCAAGACAATCAGCAGCAGACATTATCGCTAATGCGGTTATTAAAGCTGCACCAGTAAACGCAGAGTATAATGCGCTAAGAGATACTTTTGCTTTAGCTACTGGACACAAGCATGATGGTAGTTCTACTGAAGGTGGCTACGTACCTCTGATAGCTGACAGTGATGCGCTAAATAAAGTTGTAATAGATACTACTAACAATAGAGTAGGTTTCTTTAGTGAAGTAGGTGGGGCTGCAGTAGAGCAAGTACGTATACAAGATGGTGCTATTGTTCCTGTAACTGATGAAGACATTGACATTGGTACATCCTCTCTTAAATTTAAAGATCTCTATGTTGATGGTGTAGGTTACATCGACTCTGTTACAGTAACAGGGGCAGCTACATTTTCTAATATAGACATTAACGGTGGTGCAATAGACGGTGCAACAATTGGTGCAGCCTCTGCAGGTGCAGCTACGTTTACTGACCTTACTGCTACAGGTACAACTACAGTAACCACAGCAGATGTTAATGGCGGTAACATTGATGGCACTATAATAGGTGCTTCTACAGCAGCAGCAGGTACATTCACTGCACTAACCGCTACAGGCACAACAACTGTAACAACTGCAGATATAAATGGCGGTAACATAGATGGTACAATTATTGGTGCTTCTAGTGCTGCAGCAGGTAGCTTTACAACTGTATCGACATCTGGACAAGCTACATTGGCAAGCGTTGATGTTAACGGTGGTAATATTGACGGCACTATTATCGGTGCGTCAAGTGCTGCTGCTATAACAGGTACAACTATTACAGGAACAAGCCTTGTAGGGGCAGTTACAGGTAACGTCACAGGAAACCTAACAGGGGATGTTACTGGTGATGTAACAGGTGATCTTACAGGTAACGTAACTGCAGGTTCTGGTACATCTACATTTACTAACGTAACTGTCAACGGAACACTAGACGTTACAGGTACAACAATTGCTAACGTTACTGATCCTAGTAATGCACAAGATGCTGCAACAAAAAATTATGTTGACACAGAAGTATCTGCACTTGTTGATTCAGCACCTGGAACACTAAACACACTCAACGAATTAGCTGCAGCATTAGGTGATGACGCAAGTTTTA